TTTAACATAAGAGTAAGAATTGACTGAAAAATTACTCTTATACCTTGAGGACCCACAAATATTAAGGTAGTCAATGAAAATAATATCAGGTTTAAATGATTTCTTAAGAGAGAGTTCATTTAGAAGTGCTCTAAAATGTCCTGCGTGTGCAGAAGCAGTTGGATACTCTTTGATAATCAAAGTTCCTTGTGTCTTCTTCGCAATATTATTTACTTTCGTATCAAACATCATTTTTGGTAATGTTTCAATATCTTTGATATTTACATTCAAAAGGTTTGCGTCAATTCGTTCAGCAATTTTCTCTTCTGCCATTTCAAGTGTAATGTATAAAACATTTTTTCCTTGAAGAAGAACTGATGCCGCAAAATGACACATAAACAAACTTTTCCCTGTTCCAGTTCCAGCAAGACAAATATTTAAGGTCTTGTTGGGAATACCACCTTTGGTAATTTTGTTAAAATATTCCAAATCAAATGGGATTTTGTCTTCTTTTCTGTGATAAGATTCATATCGTTCTTCATAATCTTTTAGATAGTCGTGTCCAATGTGGCTATCAAATCCAATAGCAAGTGCTTCTTGTAAAATTGTTGGAATAGAATCTCTAGACTTCTTTTCGTCTTGTCCATCAGCAATTTTGATGCTTTCCATAAGAGCAAGATAAATTGCTCGGTCTTTACACCACTTTTCAGTAGTATCTACTAACCATTGTTTATCTGCTGGTGCATCATCAAGAATAGAAATATAATCACAAATAATTTTATAAGTATCTTCTGTAATATCAGTTCTTTTTTCTGTTTCAATCAAAAGAACTTCTTTTGTTGCTAGTTGTTCGTAAGCAACAATAAATTTACAAATCTCCTCAAAAACTACTTTCTCGTGAAGATTCTCAAAGTATTCATTTTTAATAAAAGGTAATACCTTTCTACAATAATCATTATTAAATAAAAGACTTCTAAGAATTGTAGTTTCGACTTTTTCCATTTCTCCTCTAACTATGGATTTTTTTTATGATGAGGTACATCAAATACAAAAGTAATTCTAACCTCATCACCAATATTTTCAGCACTATGGGGAAGTTTATTATTAAACCAAAAGAAAGTTCCTGGTTCAACAATCATAGTTTCATCCCCTACACTATACCTGTATTTTCCCTGAATGGAAAGGTGGTATCTATCTTTTGTAAGATAATAAGTTCCCTCATCAATATGAGAACCTACTATTTCACCAACAGGCAAAGAAAGAAAAGCACAACGACGTATTTTCTTAAAATATGTCTTTAAGAATTTAAGAACTTCTGTGTGCTTTTCATATGCAGGTGTTTGAATACAAATTTCAGTATCACCAACATACTGTCCTTCATTTTCTACTCCACCCATTATTAATTGAAGAACATCAACCGTAACAGTATATTTTGTTGGGTCAAGTTGTTCTATTTTTTTATCTTTGATGTTTTTTTGCGAACCCCAATCTTCTGGGTGCTTCTTTATTTGTTCTAATATTTTAGATACATCAATTCCAGTTTTTATAACTCGAATGTTTTTCATCATCCATAACTAAACTCTTTTCTTGCAATTTCGTCAAGTGCTTGCATTACTTCTGAAGTAAAATACTTTTCTGGATTTTTCAGTATTTCTTTTGCGTAAAGTTTTTTACCATCCATTTCGTACCTACCCGCAACATTCTTCCACAATCCACCCAATTCTCCAAGTTCAAGCAAACCATAATACCTATCAAGACCACGTTCATCATAGAACAAACGGATTTCAACGTCTTGATTTTCTTTACTTAGACGCGACTTGGCAGTCTTTGCCTTGATAATGTTTCCAATGACTTCTGTTCCATCTTTCTCCTTTTTCTTTGAGAGATGAATAATGGTAGAAGCAGCATACTTGAGACCACTACCACCACCCATCTCTTTAGTAGGAACATAAGCACCAATAACATCATAAGTGTGATTGGTTACGATCATAGGAATTTTTGCCTTTCCAAGTTTCAAGGTAACCATACGGAATGCACCTTTGATAAGTTGAGATTTGGTCATGTCCCTAACTTCCTTATCGTTTAGAGCATCATTAATCTCTTTACTGGTTGAAAGCATACCTAAAGAATCCAGAACAAACATACAAGGACTGCGTTCTGCTTCTGGTTTCTTCAAGTAAAGGTCAACTGCCTTCAGTGCCGTGCCACGAAACTCTTCAACTGTGACCACATTGACAACAACCACTCTACTTGTGTCGATACCTCTACTCTCCAGTAAGGATCTGGTGATTGCAGCCTCAGTATCAAAATACAAGCAGTATCCAGTAGGATTATTATCAAGAAAATTTTTGACCACTGCCAAACTAAAGAAAGTTTTTCCTGTAGAACTTTCACCTGCGATTGCAGTGATTTTGTTACCAGATACGCCACCAAAGATACTCCCACTGACAAGAGCATTGAATATGTACGAACCTGTGTCCACATAAGTTTCAGTTTCGTCAATGTCCGATGCCAGTTGTGTGTATTCTCCACCGATTTCCTTTACAATATCTTTTAAAAAATCCATAGTTATTTACCTTTTTGATATTTGTAATTGAACCAATAGGTCCAAAGTTTATTATATAACTGTATATTACCTTTAATAGATTCCATAATATATTTAAATTCTTTCTCTGTAATTGGAAGTTCCATCAATTAAAAAATGATTCTAAGTTTACAGTTTTTTCTACTTTCCAGTTAATTGCATCCAAAATTACTTTCATTGGTTCCAAAAATGCTTTACTGAATTGTAAGTCATAATCAATGTATTTGTCCAGTCCAAATTCCTTTGGGAATTCTTGAATATAAGAAATAACATTCTCACGAATTGGATTTGGAAGTTTTAAATAGCAAAATTTAATCTTCTCACCATTTTGAATTTTTGCATACTTCTTATCTAACTTCTTTTCTTTAATTAAATGATTATAAAGAATTGCCCCTCTTGCATGAATGGGAGTTCCCTTACTATAAAGAGTTGATGAAGATTTATGTTTATCTACGTCATTAATTGAACGTGGAAATGAGATTTCTTCTGGGGGAAGTTGATTGAATGCTTTACGAAAGTTATCTATAAAAGCAATCATTTCATCTTCTGTTTTAGTCATCACAATTTTAAGAGCATCCTTAATTTTTTGACGACAAGGCGCAGGAGTAGAAGATTTGACTGCTTCCAATCCCATAATCTTTAATTTAGGTTCATCATATCGAACACCTTCACTATCCCAAACATTCAAAATATATCGTTTTTTGGCAGTCCAGATTCCACGGTCGGCAATATTCTCCCGTTTCATCTGCATCTTTTGGTCGTATGCATTCACATAGTCCGCCAGTTCTTGGTAAGAACTCTCAATATATTTTTCAAATTCCATCGAACAGACCTTATCAAGGAACCCAACAATTTCCTCAGTAGTTTTCTCTCTTCCTTTGTATACAGTCTCAACAAAAGGACCCATATTAAGGTAAATAGAATCGGTATCAGAGGCAATAACATAGTCAACATCATTTGTTTTAAGAATTTTGTTTAGGTATGAATTCATTTTACGTTCAATCCAACGAATGGAGACTTGTCCCGACATTGTGATTGCTTCGGCATTTGCTAGTTTATAATATCTAAAATACTGATTTCCAATAGCACCATAAGCACTATTCAGAGAAATCTTTTTTGCCATTTGAATGTTGTTGCATCTTGAAATTTCTCTTTCCAATTCTTTTGTCTTGGTCTTTTCGTATTGTTGTTTTGCCTCCAACATCCTTTTCTTGAAGACTACACGGTCATTATACATTTTTTCCATTAGTTCTGGAAGAAACCCACGAACGTCCTTACGATACATCGCACCATTTGGGCATATCGCATAGTCTTTATATTCCGAAAAGTCTAATTCTTTGTTTAGAATCTTATCAACAGTTACAGATGGATGCCTTTGTTCCATCAAAGTTTCAGGGCTTATATTGAATTCCATCATCAAATGTGGATATAGGCTATTCAAGTCAAAAGAGACAACCCAATCATACTTTCCAGGTTTTGGCTCCTTAACATATGCCCCCGCAAATTTATCACTCTTCTCTGAACGGTCTTTAGGAGGAATGACAATATTTCTTTTTTTCAAATAATTATAAATGATTGCATCCCAAGTCCTCACCTGAAAGAATACATCATTAAAATTTATTTTTGCATCATAAGCCATTGTAAAACATAGTTCGATGAGTTTCATCTTGTCTTCCAATTGGTCTACAAGTTCTACGTCTCGA